GGTGCTCAAGCGGCTCGTCGAGGTTTGTTCGATGTTCGACATTCGCCAGATCGCCTATGACCGCTGGCGGATCGAGGATCTGAAGGCACTGATCGAACAGGAGGGCGACAGCCTGCCGCCGCTCACACCGTTCGGCCAGGGCTTCAAGGACATGGCGCCGGCTGTCGACGAGCTGGAGCGGATGCTGCTCGATCAGCGGCTGATGCATGACGGCAACCCGGTGATGACCTGGTGCGCGGCGAATGCTGTGACCATGACCGATCCGGCCGGCAACCGCAAGATTGCGAAGGAGCGCGCAACCGGCCGCGTGGACGGCATCGTGGCTGCCGTGATGGCAGTTGGCTGCACGCTGCATGCGCAGGATGAGCCGCTGCCGGTGATCGGCGGCGATTACGAACTGATGACGATATGAACGCACGCCTTTTCAATGCCTGTCTGCTGCTGGGCTGGCTGCTGGTGCTCGCCGGCGGCTGCCTAGTGAACGTGGGCTATGGCCTGGTGTTCGCCGGCCTGCTGTTGCTGGTGATGGTGTTCATCGTCGCACGTGTTGCCGGCATCTACGTGCCGGAGCGCAAGGACGACGAGGGCCCCTGATGTTCATCTCGCGAATCAAGGCCGATGGCGGCGATCGTTCGCCCTATGGCAGCTTCTGGTTCGAGCCGGTCACCACGCGCACCGGCTCCGGCATGCGCGTGACGGCGGATCGCGCCATGCACCTGCCGGTGGTTTATGCCTGCGTGCGCGTGCTGTCTGAGTCGTTCAGCGTGCTGCCGATGCGGCTCTACCGCAAGTCGGCGGGCAAGAAAACGCTGATCGACAACCACTGGCTGTATGACCTGCTGTGCCGCCGCCCAAACCAATGGCAGACGCCGTTCGAGTGGCGCGAGATGATGCAGGGCCATCTGGCGATGCGCGGCAACGCCTTCAACCAGATCGTCACCGACCGGCGCGGCAACATCACCGACCTGGTGCCGCTGCATCCGGACCGCGTCAAGATTGAACTGCTCGACGGCAGCGAGTTTGACTACCGCTACCGATATACGGACCGCTTCGGCCAGCAGCGCGTGTTCACGCGCGGCGAGCTGTGGCACATCCGGGGCCTGTCTGGCGATGGCATCGTCGGCATGAACCCGATCGAGATCGCACGCGAGGCGGTGGGGCTGGGGCTGGCCGCGCAGGACTACGGTGCGCGCTTCTTCCAGAACGACGCCAAGCCGGGCGGCGGCTGGATCGAGTTTCCGGGCAGCTTCAAGGACAAGGCGGCGCGCGATCAGTTTCGCGAGTCGTTCCAGGCGGCGCAGACCGGGCTCAACCGCGGCAAGATCGCCGTGCTCGAGCTTGGCATGAAGTTCCACGAGCTGGGCCTGACCAACAAGGACAGCCAGTTCCTGGAGGCCCGGCAATACCAGGTCAGCGATATCGCGCGCATGTTCCGCGTGCCGCCGCATCTGGTTGGCGACCTGTCGAAGGCCACCTTCAGCAACATCGAGCAGCAGAGCCTGGACTTCGTCATCCACACGATGACGCCGTGGGCCTTGCGCTGGGAATCGTCGATCAAGACGAACCTGCTGCTGGAGGCAGACAGCAACATCGAGGTCGAATTCGACTTCGCGGGCCTGCTGCGTGGCGACCAGGCGGCGCGGGCAACGTACTACCACAACGGCATTCTCGACGGCTGGATGACGCGCAACGAGGCGCGCCGCAGCGAGAACATGGAGCCGCTCGATGGGCTGGACGAGCCGCTGCGCCCGCTGAACATGGTCGAGGAAAGCGACGCCGAGGATGAAGAAGGCGATCAGGAGGCGAGCGAGCCGCCGGCGCAGGAAGCGCAGGAGCCAAAGCCGGCAGAGCAGGACGCAGCGGCACGGCTGGCGGCGCTGTCGGCGTCGGCTGCAGAGCGTGTCGCGCGCAAAGAGACCGCGATGCTGCTTGCAGCGCTCAAGGAAGAGAACTGGCCGGAAGCGTGTGTCGCTGCCTGGAAAGCGCATGCGAGCTTTGTCGCCGCAGCGATGGGCGTGTCGGATGAGGCTGCTCGCGGGTACTGCAACGCACGCAAGGCTGACCGGATTCGCCTCGGGCACGAAGAGCAGGACATTTACGCCGCTGCCGTCAAGAAGCTGACGCAGCTCGCGTTCAAGGGTGAACTATGAAACACGAACGATTCATCGCATGGTGTCTGGCGACGCCGTGGGCACTGATGCCCGAACGCATGGCTGGCTATGCTGCTGTGCTGGCGAAATACACCGCCAGCAATGCACCGTCGGCACATGAGCCGGATCACGAAGCGCCCGCTGCCGGCCCGCGCAGCTCACGCGGCAATGCCCGGTCGGGCGCCATCGCCGTGATCCCGGTCTATGGCGCCATCGTGCAACGCGCGAGTCAGATCGACATCTGCGACGGCGGCACCAGCACGCAGCAGATCAGCGCCGCGCTGGCCGATGCCATGGCCGATGACACCGTCGCGCAGGTGCTGCTCGACATCGACAGCCCCGGCGGCTCGGTCTACGGCGTGCAGGAACTGGCTGCCGAAATCACTGGCGCCAAGAAGCCGGTGATCGCTGTGGCCAACAGCCTGGCGGCCAGCGCCGCCTACTGGCTCGGCTGTGCCGCGTCCGAGTTCTACATGACGCCCGGTGGCGAAGTGGGCTCGATCGGCGTGTGGCAGGCGCATCAGGATTGGAGCAAGGCGCTGGCAGATGCCGGCGTGAACACCACGCTGATCTCTGCCGGCAAGTACAAGGTTGAGGGCAATCCGTATCAGCCGCTCGACGCCGATGCGCAGCAGTTCATGCAATCGCGCGTTGACGACTACTACGCCGCTTTCACAAAGGCGGTGGCCAAAGGCCGCAAGGTCGGCATCGACCAGGTGCGCAACGGTATGGGTCAGGGCCGCGTGCTCGGCGCCGACCAGGCGCTGGCCGAGAAGATGGTCGACGGCGTGGCCACATTCGACGATGTCGTGGCCCGCATGCAGCGCAACATCCGCGCCGCCAAGCCGGTCGGGGCCAGCCGCCTCGCCCGCGCGCAGCGCGAAATCGCAATGATGGGCTAGTGCCAGCCCGAGCGCGGCAGGCCCGAAGGCTTGCCGCGTGCGGTCCGAAGATCGCGCCGGTACACCGCAACCTATCACCCGCCTAGAGCGGGTTTTTTCGTTTCTGGAGCCCATATGTCCAAGCAACTCCGCGAGCTGCAAGCCCGCAAAGCCAAGCACGTGGCCGCTATGCGTGCCATCACCGACAAGGCCGCAGCCGAAAGCCGCGACCTGACCGACGACGAAATCGCCGCGTTCGACAGCGAGAAGGCCGCCGCCGACCGCGTCGCCGGCGCCATCGCGCGCGAGGAAGCGCTGATCGAGGCCGAGCGCTCCGCCGGCGTGCACGTGCCGGAAGGTGCCCACATCACCGACACCGAAAACATCGAGAAAGACCCGAAGCGCGGCTTCAACTCGTTCGGCGAGTTCGCTGCTGCTGTGCGCCAAGGTTCGGCCCGCAATGCGACGATCGACCAGCGCCTGGCCATCGGCGCTGCCGCTCCCGGCACCTACGCCAACGAGGCGGCTGGTGCTGACGGCGGTTTCCTGATCCCTCCCGCCTTCTCGGAAGAGATCTTCACGCTGACGCTGGAAGACGACGCATTGCTGCCGATGACCGACGGTGTCGAGGTCGGCGGCAATGGCATGGTGTTCCCGAAGGACGAAACGACGCCCTGGGGGACCGACGGCGTGCGCGCCTACTGGCAAGCCGAGGCAACGCAAGCCAACGCCACAAAGCCGAAGCTCGGCGCGACCTCGCTGCGCCTGCACAAGCTGATGGGCCTCGCTCCGGTCACGGACGAGCTGCTGGCCGATACCAGCGCGCTGGAGTCGTATCTGCCCGGCCTGCTGGCGCGCTCGATCCGCTGGAAGACCAATGAGGCCATCCTCTTCGGAACTGGCGATGGGCAGCCTCTGGGCATGTTCAACGGCTCCGCTGCGGTGGTGGTGGCCAAGGAATCCGGTCAGGCCACCCAGACGCTGCTGCTGGCAAACATCACGAAGATGATTGCTCGACTGCCTGCTGGCTCGTTCCCGAAGTCGAGCTGGCTGGTCACGCCCGATGCACTGCCGTCCCTGTTTGGCCTGACGCTGGGCAACTACCCGATTTACCTGCCGGTGTCGGCGGGTGCACAGGGCTCGCCGTACGGCACGTTGATGGGGCGACCGATCATGGTCAGCCAGCACGCAGCGGCATTCAGCGCCCAAGGCGACATCGTGCTGGTCGATCCGTCGTACTACCGCACCATCACCAAGTCCGGTGGCATCCAGATGGCGACGTCGATGCATCTGTACTTCGATGCAGACGCGACCGCCTTCCGTGCGACGTTCCGCGTCGATGGCCAGCCGAAGATCGCCAACCCGATCGCTCAGGCCAAGGGCAGCAACACGCTGTCGCCGTTCATCCAGCTCGGCGCTCGCTGATCGGCATAGCCAGGGGGCTTGGCTCCCTTGCGCAGCGGGCGGCGCACCTTGTCGCCCGCTGTTCCAACCGCATTTCCTTCTGAGGACACACCATGATCCCGAATACCAAGGCCACCGAGCAGGCGGCCATCCTGGGCGTTATCGCCCCGTCGAGCCAGGCCGTCGGCGCGCTCACCTCCGGCTGGTGTCGGTGGCGAACTTCAACAAACTGCTGGCCCTGATTGCCACCGGTGTGCTGGGCGCGGCCGCCACGGTCGACGCCAAGTTCCAGCAGGCCACCGATGCCGTGGGCACGAACGCCAAGGACGTGTCTGGTGCGGCGATCACGCAGATCGTCAAGGCCACTGGCGACAACGTGCAGGCTGAGATCAATCTCGATCCGCAGCAGCTCGACGTGTCGAACGGTTTCGCCTATGTGCAGCTGTCGGTGACGGTCGGCGCGGCTGCCAGCCTGACCGCTGCGCTGCTGCTGGGCTTCACCCCGCGCTTTGCGCCGGCGTCCGACTTCAACGCCGCCTCGGTGAAGCAGATTGTCGGCTAATCCCGGCGCATCACAAGTGTCGGCCGCGACGGCGTAGTGCCGCCGCGGCCTTTTTGTTGGAGCTGGCTATGACGTTTGGTCAATGCGTGGTGCTTGACACGCAACAAAGCGGTCTCATCACCGACTCGACATCGATCACCAATGTGGTGGTGGCTATTACCGCACCGCTGGCCGGCACGCTGACCATTCTGGATGGCGACGGCAACACGGTGATCACCAAGGGCGCCGGCGTGAGTGGCGCATTCGCGGTGCCGGGACAGGTCGATAGGGCGGAATTTTCGCTCAGTTCGGCCGCTGATCTTGGCGCCGTGACGGTGGCCTTCCATCCTGTTTGATGAGGCGCGTAGAGCATGCCATTGCAACCGATAACGCCGCCCACCGTCGAGCCGGTCAGCCTGCTCGAGGCCAAGGCACACCTGCGCGTCGACATCGCGGACGACGACGTGCTGATCGGCGCACTGGTGTCTGCTGCGCGGGATTACGCAGAGGGGCTTACCCACAAGCAGATGGTCGCCGCGCGGTGGAAGCAGGTGATGGACAGCTTCCCGGGCCCGACCCTGATCGGCATCCCGCAAGGCCGCACGTTCACGCTGCCTGGACACGCGATCTACCTGCAGCGCTCGCCAGTGGTGCGCGTGGTGTCGATCCAGTATCTGGACATGAGCGGCAACGTGCAGACGATGCCAGCCACGGATTACACGGTCGACTATTCATCCGACCCGGTTCGAATCACGCCGGTATTCGGCAAGATCTGGCCGATTCCGCTGCCGCAGATCGGCTCGGTGTGGGTGACGTTCGATGCGGGTTATGCCGCGCCGCTCACTGCCGACACCGTTGCCAGCACGATCAGCGCCCCGGCCTGGACGTCGCTCAACGTTGGCGATGCTGTGAGGCTGTCCAACGGGGGCGGCGCGCTGCCGGCGCCACTGCAGGGGAATACGGACTATTACGTGCAGAGCGTGGTGTCTCCGGGCGTCTACAAGCTGACTGCCACCAGCGGCGGCACGGCGATCGCGATCACGTCCGCCGGTACCGGACAGAGCTTCGTTGGCGTGGTGCCGGAAGGGCTGAAGGCGTGGCTGAAGATCCGCATCGCGGCGCTCTACGAGAACCGCGAAGAGGTGGCGATCATGAACCGCGGCAAGATCGAGCCGCTGCCATACGTCGATCGCCTGCTCGACAACTACATGACGCACGAGTTCTGACATGCCTGGAATGAACAGTTACCTCGTGCGCAGCGGGACGCTGCGCAAGCGGCTGACATTCCAGACGAAGGCCGTCACGCAGGACGCGCTGGGACAGCCGCAGAACGTCTGGACCGATCTGTTCACGTGCTGGGGGGAGATCGTGCCGCTCAGTGGCCGCGAGCTGCTCGCGGCGGCCGCGGTGCAGTCTGCCGTGTCGCACACCGTCACCGTGCGCTACCGGTCCGAGCTGGCCGTCCCGAAAACGGTGGCCGCCATGCGGATTCGCTACGGCAGCCGCGTGTTCGACATCCACGCCTCGATGAACGAGGACGAGCGCAACCGTCTGGTCACGCTGCAGGTGGAGGAGGGCCTGAACAATGGCTAACTCCGCAGAGTCGATCGTCTTCAATGCCCTCAAGGCGCTGGTGGCCAATGGCGACGGCACGTTCCGCTGCTATCCGGACATC